AACTTCCATTGTGGTTACCGACACAGCTCACGGTGCACAAGCAGGAGACTTTGTCACCTTTGATTCATTCTCAGCCATAGATGGTTTAGATATGAATAAAGAGTTTGAAATAACTTCTGTCGCAAATAATAATGCTTACATAATCACAACAACTGCTGCTGCTTCAGGATCAACTGCGAGTGGAGGAGGTAGTGGTAATGCGAAGTATCAAATATCAATAGGTCCTGAAGTATCTACTTCAGCTTTTGGTTGGGGTACAGGTGCATGGAATGTATCTACATGGGGTACACCGAGGTCTACATCTAATGTAACGTTAGAGGCAAGACAGTGGTCATTAGATAATTTTGGTGAAGATTTAATCGCTACTGTTTTGAATGGTGGGGCTTTTCAATGGGATACCTCAGCAGGAGTGGCCACAAGAGCAACCGCAATATCTGGTGCACCTACAGCTTCAAGATTAAGTTTAGTTTCTACTCCCGACAGACATCTTCTTTTTATGGGCACGGAGAATACGATTGGCACAACAGGTTCTCAGGACGACTTGCTTATAAGATTTTCTAGTCAAGAAGATATTACAACTTATCAACCAACAGCAGAAAACACAGCAGGTTCTTTAAGAATTGCTGACGGATCACGTATCGTAGCCGCAGAGCGATCAAGAGGTCAGATACTTGTTTGGACAGACACTTCTTTACACTCTATGCAATTCATTGGTCCTCCTTTTACTTTTGGTTTAAGACAACTTGGTCAGAACTGTGGGATTATTGGTAGTCATGCAGGTGTAGATATCAATGGCGTAAGCTATTGGATGTCGCAAGATTCTTTCTATTTATTTGATGGTACTGTCAAAAAGCTACCTTGTACTGTCGAACAATTTATTTTTGATAATATAAATGTGACT